TGTTAACCACATCGCTTGATTGTGGTGTAATACTTAAATCTCTTACGAGAACAACGTCTGTTGCTGCTGGAGTAGGGTCAGTTCCGTATGAACTTTCCGCTTCAATCAGAATTACTCTCTTTCTTGTCAGTTGTGCCATCTGTAGTTACCTCTGTAGGGGGTTCAGCTTGTGAAGTTTGTTGAACTAGCTTACGTTTGCCAGTTTTCGGGTTCAGTATGTAAGTACCGCCCTCATTTGGAATTTCATACTCCATAATAAACAATCAGGGTTGTTAGGGTTGTAGTTACATTGTAGATCATGTTGATAAATCATTATAACTACTTCTATAATCTACTTCATACTCACAGGATATTATCCCTGCCGGTTGATCTGCTTCAATAACATCAAAGGTTACTGTCGCTGGTCTAACGTCAATTGCTAGTCCTCCTAAAGTTGGATCATTAACAACTTTGGAATGTAAACTTTCAACGGTAGGATCTGCTGAAGTATCAGGTGTTTGTGATCTAACAACTACAACAATTCTTACTCTTAATGTCCAATCTAATTTTAAATAAGTTGCACTATTAACAGTAGGTTCGTCTGTTACAAATTCAACAACAAGAGAAGGTGATTCCTCTCTAGTCATTGGCTCGGCTCTACTTCGATAGATGCGAGTTCCTACTCCTGTAGTTCCAGTAAGATTAGTTTTGATTTTTGCTAATATCTGTTCTCTTTTACTAGCCATATCAAACCTTCATTAAAGAAATTACAGATAAAGTACCGTCATCTATTTTTCTAGCACTTCTAACTTTGTATTTCACATTACTGACTTCTATCTGGGTGTCATATGCTAAAGAACCTAAATCTACAGTCTTAACTGTTAATTGATAATCAGTAGTCAATACACGATCATCAGCAACAATCTCGTCAGGCTGCTCTAGGATTCCTTTATAAGTAGCATTGTCATAGAATACACTCTCAGAAAAATCTCCAAAGAAAGTATCTATATCCTCTGTAAAAGCCATGAGAAAAAAAAAAGCCCTCATTAGAGGGCTAACTATTTAGCCGTACTTCTTAACACCAATTAAATTGATACTAAAAGTAAATGTTGGGGATGATCCACCGATTGTTTGAACAATCTTAATAAAACGCTTACACTCGTCTTTAGTAATTGCAAGTGTTTGCATTGAAGCAGATCCAGTTACCTGTGTAAAAGTAGCACCAGATAAATCTGTATATGTACCACTTGAAGAATCAGATTCAGTAATTTTAATATCTAATGTTGGGCTAGAACCGCCACCAGCAGCACTATCCAAAATTAAAACTACATCACCATCATATTCAAGTAAATCTATTGCACTTGATGTAGCTGTGCTTGTTACAGCAGCAGTCGCAACACCAGCAACAACAGTTAGTTTTTCTAAGTTCTGTTGAATAACAGACATTTTAAGATTCCTCCTGTTTAGAAATAAACTCTTCTAATTTAGAAATTAGATCAGTTTTGTTTTGTCTTCTATCGAGTTCTATTCCAAGATTGCGACCATAAGTTTCGATTTGTGATTTTGTCATTACAGAAAAATCAACTTCGTCACTATTGGTAGACTCTGACTCGACAACTGGCTCTGTACTGGCAATAGGAGCTTCACAAGCTTCAACAGCTAATTCAGCTTTTTCTATTGCTATTAAATAATTACCAGCTTGCTCTGTAACATCAACGATAGTGCCAGAGTCCGTTGGGACTCCAGCAATCATTGTTGCTCTTAGCAATTTAACCTTCATATTATGTTCCGAAACAGAACGCAGTTGGTTGCTTAACAGCGAAGTCAACATCCTGTAATGCAATAATTCTTACACTACCGCTTGTTGCATTTGCATATGGATCAACAGTTAGATCTAATCCAGACCACATACCAATACAGAACTGACTGAAATCTCCGAAGAGAACATCATTGTTTGCAAGTTGGTTAGAAACAATAGCTGGATAGCCGTTAATTTCATTGTTCTCAAATACAAACTGTGCTGTGTTTGAAGCTTTCTCTGTTGACTTCAACGCACCTCTAGCAGAAGCATTTATTAGGTAGAACATATTAGCTACATCAGCGTTTGCTGCTGCAACGTCTGTTTCCATTCCGATGTACTCAGCAAAAGTACCAAATGTACTAATTGTCTGTGTACCTACACCAGTTGTATCTTTGATTCCAAGAGGCTCGTTAGAACTACCTGTACCATAGATTGCTGCGTTATCTAATTTAGTAGCAATAACTTTTGCAATATCATCTCTAATCATTGTCTCTACATCAATAGATGACTGAAGCAATAATCTTCTTGAATAATCAACAAATGCACCAATTGTTTTTGGTGTCATGTTCACTTGATCGAAAGCTTGCTGACTTTCTGTTGGAGATCCAGACTCACCCACGAAGTACGCAGTTGATGTAGATGTCATTCTAGGAATTGAGACATTACCAGACAATCCTGTAAGCATTGTTGGATTTGTTGCCATCACAGCCATTCTCTTACGAAGAATGTCAATAAATGAACCTGCTAATAATTCTGTTGGAACTAAGTTACCACCAGCAGTTGCAGTACCTACGTTTAAGTCTCTTCTTAAGACTTCATTAGGAACTAAAATTCCATTTGCAGGCTTCTCATATCTCTTAGATGCCTCTTCAGAAACTTCTCTCTCAAAAGCTGCTGCTTCTTGAGCTTGACGATCTGTAGGATTTGCTAAAGCATTTAAAGCTCTCAAGAAAGAGAATTTTTTTACTTCTTTTGGCTCTAGGCCAACTTCATTAGTACTCATGTCAGTAGAACGGATTGGTGTATTTACTGCCTCTGCCTTGTTCTTCACAAGATCGAGGATAGCTGCTTTTGCTTCTGCTGGTGACTTATTAGATTTAATAAGTGAATCAGTAAGCTCTTCTGCTCCATACTTTCCGAACTCACGACATAGAGAAGTGATTGATGCTGTACGAGCATTATTTTCATCAATAGCACGTTGTACTTCGGCTTTGATGTCGATCTCTACGGCTTCAGTAGCCGTATCAACCGCAGTTTCTTTAGTTGATTCTTCCATAGTGCGAACCGAGGGTGATGCGGATTCAACCGCAGAATTAATCTCCTCAATGGGGGAGTTATCTTCCATAGTAATACTATTGCCTTGTGAGGGTGAAATCAAGCTCCTTCCGAAGCCGATTGTAGGGTCAGCCGGAACAGTTACAACCGATAATTCGTGTACCGACCATGACCGAGCAAGCATACCATCTTCTGTCTCATCAATATCATTGATACTATATCCAAAGCTTATACCTCTTAATATTCCATCTTGAACATCTTGTAAAACCTCAGATGCAAACTTATTTCTTGAGAAACGAATCTTGGCATAACCACGTTTAGTTTCTGAATCAATCCTTGCTGACTCCACTACCCCAATAGGTTTGTCCATATTGTGATTGAAGAGAACTGCACCGCCATCATTTAATCGGCTAAGATCGGCAGCACCGTCATCGTGACTTAATACTTCGTTACCAAAATACCTTTTTACTGGATACTCAGAAGAAAACGGAAACTCAAATGTTCTGGATTTAACATTTTTGAAATCTGTTACTTCTTTTCGTTCAAGCTTATCTGTTGGATCTACAGATCTAATCGCTGCAATTTTAGTCAAAGTAGAAAACTTATGACCAACCTTACGATCTGTTGACTCACCATTCCTGTAAAGAGTGATAAGTGCAGCAGGGTCTTCTGCTGTTCCAGTAATAGTAAAAGAACTATCAGGTACATCTATTGATCCATCTCTAGTGATACGATCAATTTTTCCTCTAGCTGTACCTCCACTAGAGTTCCAACGAACAAAATCCCCGACCTTCAAACCATCAGGCTCGGCTCTTTGTTCTGTTTTTGTTTCTTCAGTCATAGTGCGTTCTCTTGCTTTTTTGATTGAATTAGACTTTGACCTAGACCAAGTTTGTCCAGCATCACCGCCCCAAGCAGCCCAAGCTACTCTACCATTACTAGGATAGCCATCTTCCCCCTGACGGAAGCCTTTCCCTGATTTATCTGATTCGTGTCGGGCGAACCATGCGTTCATTGTAATAACTGTATCTGGTGATAGCTCGTTTCCGCTTAATATTTGTGTTGCTCTTGTTCTAGCAACATCTGTTCCACCACCTTCTCCTTCTTTTTTCCATTCTCTATATCTTTTAGCTTCAGTCCTCATACCATCTGTAGGCATCAGATTAATATCAGTACCGTTAACATTTGCCATGATTAATCAGTTTTCTTTTTGCGTGTTTTTTTAGCTCTAGTAGGTGGTGGAGTCGGAGGTGCTTCCTGTCCTATCTCAACCTCTAAATCTAAATCTTTATCTAATGTAACTCCCAACCCTTGAGCGACTTCTTGTTCTCTTGCAATCTCTGACACAATATCGTCATAATCCCCACCATTAGTCTGTGCTATGACTTGTGATTTAGTCATATATCCAGCTTGTTCTGCTTCTCTGTATGCTCGGATTTCCTTCAACGGATCAACATAATGTTGTGCTGGTGGAGTCCATCTTGGTTTGCAATATCTTATAGCATTTGCAGAATAATCAGGAAAATCTAACTCCCCTGTTAATACTGCAAGTTCTATCCACATCTTAAAAACTCTTAGATGAAAGTTTTTAATCATGTACTTTTGACAAAAGCTCCAATGTTGCCTGTCTTCTAACAAGCTAAGTCTTGAACTTGAATAGTTAGTTTCTGAGAAATCTTTACTAATAGTTTCAAAACTACAACCAATACCTGTAGCAAAACGTCTGATCTTGTTTTTTACAAACATCTCATACTGCTGAGATGGATAGTCAATATCAGGAACATTAACTGTTTCATTTGGCATCAAATATCTAAATGTACCCGGCTCAAAGTTTTGTATCCTTTGTGCATTTTGTACATCATCACCTATTAATTCACCTTGATCGTTCTGAATAAATCCCATGATGCTTGCACCAGCCCTTGCTCGTATGACAGCAGCTTCTTCATATCCCTGTAATTGGTGCATATCATTCATCACACTATGAAACCAAGGAACTCCTCTGTTCTGGCCGGGTCGTTCTGGCATAAACAAATGTATGATTTCTGACGCATTTATAAAGATATGTAATGACTGTTTATTTGCATAATCCAAGTAATAAGCATCACCCGGATGTTTCTTCAAAATAGCGTACCTCTGCGCTCTCCCCCAGCTATCGACTTCGACACCATTTCTCCACTCATTGCCTTTGGCAAGTGTCTTGCCATCATATTCTTCATCTAATAAATCACTTTCAATAAGTTGTAATGCAAGAGGTACTTTTGAGTCTCCAAACTGTTGTTTAACGATCCTAAATATTGCTTCTCCTGACTCACACAATGCACCAGCAGCTAACCATTCAAATTCGTGAAAGCTATATTTACCAGCGCAATCACAACTATCAGCCTGTGACCATTCAGCCCATTTTTCTTCAATTATTGAATTAACACGTTGATCTCTTTTTCCTCCTCTTTGTTGTAATACAAGAGATTGAAACTTCATGCCTGTACCAACAATATTTATTTGTGTTGTACGCTTTGCTTGTCTAGCATAAGGATTGTTTCTTACTAATTCTCTTGATCTATCTCTTAGCTTACGCAAACTATTCCTTATTTCGGCATCGGCACTCAACTGGCTACTCATCCAATCGGAAGTAAGCCTAGAAACTAATGCACCTTGATATGCTCTTTTAAGACTTCCTAAACTACTAGCATTTCTACCAAACCCAAGAACTCTTTTTACAGCAGTTGCAATGTTAGATCGTATTCCCATTAGTATGCCTCGTTAAAACGTACAAAAGTTGCTCTTGGATTGCCAAGACCATTATCAATCAATTCTGCTTGTTTTTCTCTAATAAGTTCTGCTTTGTATCTCGCCTCTAACATTATTAACTCTGATAACTCATATTTTTTAGCATTTCGTGTTCCTATTTTATATTCCTGTATTGCACCACCACTAATAATATTTCTTATAGCTGTTTGTATTGTTTCTAAATCTTTTTCTACCTGAGATCTGCCATCGTAATTTAAAGCAGTACCAGAATATTCTAAAGATTTTAAAACCTCAAAAGATCCAGTATAAATTGTTTGTTTCTCTGCTCCTGACTTATTAGCAACTGCTTGATAATACCAATTACCAGAAGTAAATGTAGCTGTCACATTACTTGCAATCGTAAATTTAAATCCATCGTTAAAAGCAGAACTATTAACTGTTGCTCCTACTGGGCCGGTATTTGTCCTTAAATAATAAACAACCGACCAATCTGGACTGCTTATAGAGTTTCCGTAATAATCTTGACTTGCTGGAATGTCCCATTGGATAAAATCCCCTGCTCTAATAGTTTGTGGAATAGCCATTTTTTTTACCAATTAGCGACAAAATTCGACTTTTTAGCCGATTTAGTTTGATTTAAGTCTACCTTAGTCTCCTTTAGAGGCATATTAGGATTAATTTTTCTTTCAAACTGATCATATATAGTTCTTCGGTCATATTTTTGCAACAATCTTTGGTATGCAGCCCACGCATAGACCATTTCATCTAAGGCTTCGTTCCTAGCATTGCTTTTTTTTACCCAAACACGTTCTTGATACCCATTCTTATACTTTAATACTTGTTTTTCTGCTGTTAGCTCTTGAAAATAATCTGGTGTGATTGTTGGGTAGAAATGTATATACCCTTGACCTACACTTGCATCTTTTAGCTTATTACTAAGAGTTGTTTTTATAACATCTACTCCAACAGGAAATAATTGCACTCCTTTCTTTAATGCTTTACCAGTAAAATTTATATCTACTTTTGATGGCTTGCCTAAAGCTGGTTTTCCTTTCTGACCAACACCTTTTATACCAATCAAACCAAGATGTGATCTTTCTCTAACGTATTGATAAACCTCATGTGTATAGTGACCACCAGTATCAATCGCAGCACTCTCAATTTTTAATTCTTTTCCTTTTGTATTTTTAAATTTACCAAGTAAAATTTCATCAAGCTGTTTCCATACATCTGCTCTTGCAGGCGACCCATACAATACTTGTCGATCTATTAAAAACATTTCTTCTTCTCTCCCAAAGCCAAAAACAGACAAACTTAATCTGTCATCCTGTGTATCAATTCCAGCAGTTAAAAATAAAACTTCTTCTAATGGTTTTGCTCTTTCATAAGTTGCCTCTGATGCTCTAATCATCAAAGCATCTGCACCGACCTTTGCTTGATATTCATCTTCCCATGTCTCTCCTAAAATTGTATTTATCCATGTCTTAAGTTGTTCTGGATCATCCTTACTTAATAAAAATTCTTCTACAAGATTAGACCAGCTTGCATTAGGTGAATATGAATATGCAGCCCATATATGAAAACCAACGTGCTTAGATTTCCCCGGTGCTGTTGCCTGCCAACGACCACGTTCTACCATCCATCTTTTTTTGTTATGAGGTATTAGGTGATTACAAGATTCGCATTCATATTTAACAGTATCAGGATCATTATTCTCCCACTTAAACTGCGCCCATCTTAAATACTGCATATGACCACACTCAGGACATGGACAGTAATAACGCTGCTGATTCGTCTGCAAAAACATTTTTTCAATACGAGAAAAATCTTTTACAGTCGGTGTAGAACCAGATACGATTTTGCGATTCCAATAATATTCTGTTCTTCTAATACCTAGTTTAATCTGATCTCCTTCAGTACCAGCCGATGCAGGGTAGCCATCTATCTCATCAAACAAAACTATTCTTCTACTAACTCTTCTAAATCCTCTTGGTGAATTAGCACCAACCAAAGATAATGTTCCACCGGGAAATTGCTTTTGTAAGAGTGTATTCTGACCATCTTTTGCTTTTGCATCACTTACTAAACCTTGTAAACATTTTGTGTCACGAAGCATAGGTGCAATCTCTTCCTTTGAGTACCCAGTAGCGTCTTCGATAGTTGGTTGTACAACCATTATTGGGCAACTGTCTTGGTGTATATGGTATGCAATCACATGATTCAAAATCTTTGAATATCCAACTCTTGCAGATTTCATTATTGTCACCTGCTCTATATCAGGATTGGTTATTGCATCCATCATTCCTTTTTGATATGGCAATGTTTTCCATCTACCTCCCTCTGCTGAACTTTCTGCGGAGAGGTATGCGTGTTGATCGGCCCAATCGCTAAGACTTAACTTTTTTGGAGGCTTGAAACTACTAAATGCTATTTGCTCTAAAGATAAAAGATTGCTCATGCAGCAGCTAATTCTTCTAATGCTTCTCTAACAATGTCATCTATACAATTAACTGCATTTGTATCTAGATCAGGTAATCTTTGTTTTGCTTTAGATGATATTCCTAACAACTTAGTCCTAGCTGTTGTTATAACTTCAGTCCATTTTTGCTGTACTTCTTTCATTGGTACAAGACTATCCTCCTTTTGTTTACGTTCTAGCTCTAACAACTCAGCCTTTAAATGTTCTGTTCTTGCTCTACTCTCTTCATATTCTGGTATCAAGTCCGATGTAGCCGAAGATCGTTTACGTTTTGGTGGTGCAGATGTTGGATTAGATTTCATCTGTCTAAATGCAGATTTTTTATTCCACTCTGCAACCATAGTGTCGCTGTTAATAACAATATTTCCTTGGTTATCTTCCATCGCTGTAAGGCGACCTTGCTTAATCGCCATATAAACCGCTTGTATCGTCACACCCATCTTCCCTGCTGCTTCTTTTCTGGAGATAAGAGCCATAGTGTAAATCTGATAATGCTACTTTTATTTACAATAGCGTATCCTGATAAATATGGTATAATATACCGCCCTGATTAGGGTCACTAATTTATAAAAAAGTCAGTTTGTAAGCAATGTAAATCAATTTGTAAATTTGTGCCTAGTAAAATTTTGCGCCATGAAGTTACCA